GGCTTCCTTGGCGTTCCGGCTGCGGCTGGAGGTGCTGCGGCGACGATGCCAAGCGATGCACAAGCGTCCGTCGCGGACGCCGTGTTCAAGCAGTACATGGGCGGCCGGGACCTGTCGCAGATCACGCCGGCCGACGTGGCGGGCAACACCGGGGCGGAACCGTCGCTGATCGGCCGCTACCTCGACGCCATGCGGGCGAAGGTCGGCGGGCTTCCGACGCGAATGGAGCAGACCAACGCGGTGAAGGCCATCCGCGACAACGGCGGGATCATCGAGTCGGACACGTCCCCGACCGGGTTCCGCGAGGCCAACGGACGCTTTGCGAGGGCTGCGGAATGATGATGTCGAAGGTGCTCAAGGACGAGGGCGGCGGATCGTCGTCGATGGCGCAGCTCGCCAAGCGCGTGTTCAAGGCGCGCGACGCCGCGCACTTCCAGCACTGGAAAACCAAGTCCTACGCCAAGCACATGGCGCTTGGCTCGTTCTACGACGACGTGATCGAGCAGATGGACGCCATCGTCGAGGACTTCCAGGGCGTCAAGGGCCTGATCCCGTCCGATGGCGACGACGGCGACATCCTGAGCCAGTTGCAATCCGAATGCGAGTGGATCGCGGCCAACCGCGAGAAGCTGGCCGGCGGCGTGCCTTCGGTGCTGAACAAGATCGACGATTTGATCGGCATCTACACGTCGACCATCTACAAGCTCAAGCACCTGGGCTGACGCCATGAGCCTCGGCAGCATCTGCACCAACGCGCTTCGGGAACTGTCGGGCTTCGAGATCCCCGCCAGCTTCTACGGCAATACAAACCTGACGGCCCGCACCTGCGTTGCGCTGGTGCGCCGCGAGGCGATGACGCTCGAGCGCACCTATCGCTGGTCGGAGTTGATCGACACCTACACGCTGTCAACCGTTGAGGGCCAGGACAGCTACGACCTGCCGAGCGACTACCGCGCGTTCGCCAACCAGTCGCATTGGGACCGCACCAAATCGCGCCCGATGATCGGCCCGGCCTCCGGCGCCGAATGGCAATGGCTGAAGGGCTATCTCGCGGCAGGGGCCACCATCGACCGCTGGTGGAGGCTGCAGGGCACCAAGTTCTACATCCACCCGGTGCCGACCAATACCGGGGACACCATCGCCTTCGATTACTACTCGAAGAATTGGGTTACGAAGCAGTCGGACAGCTCCAACACCTCCGACTGGACGAGCGACAACGACACCTCGCGGCTCGACGAGGAGTTGCTGACGGCCGGTCTCAAGTGGCGCTTCCTGCAGGCCAAGGGCATGCCGTTCGAGCCGGAATATAAAGAATACGAGACGTTGGTGGAGCACGCGCAGGCCGACAACGGCGGCAAGCGCAAGATCACGCTCGGTCCGACAGGCGTCATTCCGACGAACCTGCCGGATCGAGGGTTTGGGCCTCCGGGCTGATGGGAGAGCATCATGGCTGATCGTTTCGGTAACGACATTCTCGCCGAGTTGAGCCTACAAGCGACAGCGGCACGGGAGTTGGCCCGCGATGCCGAAGGCCAACCTGGCGGGTTCTACGGTGCGCGCTCGATGGGCGACATCCTCAAGGGACGTTGATGGGCCTCCTCATCAGCCGCGGACAGCGGCCCAGCTTCAAATGGCGACCGACGCAATTCGAGCTTGGCCAGTCGCGCACGCTGCCGGCTCCCTACGCTGGCCTCAACCTGCGCGACGACATCACGACCTTGAAGCCGAACGAGGCGCGCGTCCTCGAGAACTGGATCGCCAACACCGGCAAGCTGAAGCTGCGCGAGGGCTACGACGACCACGCCACGGATGTCGGGTCCGGCGATGTGCCGACGCTGGCCGCCTATCAGGGGCTCACCACGTCGAAATTGATCGCGGCGTCAAACGGCAGCGTCTACGACGTGACCAGCGCCGGCAGCGCCACGTCGAAGGGATCGGGGTTCACCGAGAACCGCTGGCAGACCGCCTGTTACAACAACAAGCTGGTAATGGTGAATGGAACCGACACGCCGCAGACCTTCGACGGGTCGAGCTTGTCGGGCGGCGGGTGGACTGGAACCGGCTTGACGGCAACGAATCTCATAAACGTTGCGCTGGTCCGCAACCGTCTGTGGTTCTGCGAAAAGAACTCGGCCGATGTCTGGTATGGCGGCATCGGCTCGATCACGGGCTCTCTCACCAAGTTCCAACTTTCGCAGATCGCGACCGGCGGCATCTGCATGGCGATCGGCTCATGGTCGCGCGATGCCGGCGACGGCGCCGACGATGCCACCGTGTTCGTGATGTCGACCGGCGAGATCATCGTCTATCAGGGCGACCCGGCGACCACGTTCGACCTCACCGGCAAGTTCTGGACCGGCGCATCGCCCATCGGCCGCAAGTGCATGACGAAGGTTGGCGGCGAGCTCGTCGTCATCACCAAGCTCGGCTATCTGCCGGCATCGGCCGCGGTCGGCGGCGGCTCGCTCTCGTCCGTGTTCGGCGGCACCGGCATGGACCTCGCCCGCATCGACCCGTGGGGCAAGATCGCGCCCGATGTGATCAACAAGGCGGACCTCTACGGCGACAATCTTGGATGGCAGGCAACAGCCCACCATGGCGTGCTCTACGTAACCATTCCGACCGTCGCCGGCACCGTCGCACGCCATCACGCTCTCAACATCGGCACCGGCTCATGGTCGGAGTTGTCCGGCTGGCCATCGGCGTCGATGGCATCGTTCAACGACACCCTCTACATGGGCTCGTTCAACGGGACTGTGCTCTCTGTCGGATCGGCCACCGACAACGGCGTCAACATCACCTCGCGCGCATCCGGCGCGTTCGTCATCCCGTCCTCGACGCAGACGAACAATCTGTTTACTGCGGCGCGACCCAAGATCGTGGTGGCCGGCAACGTGTCCGGCGTGATCGGCGTCGACACAGAATACGTGCTGAGGCCATACATCGGTGACAGCGTCGATTTCTCGTCCGGCTACGTCTCGACGCCGTGGGGATCGGAATGGGGCAGCCCGTGGGCATCGTCGCCGACCTCGGCCCCGACGTGGTTCTCGGTGACCGGCGAGGGGCGCAGTGTGTCGGTGCGCCTGTCGGTGACGGCGGAATCCTCGGACGTGCAATGGTTCGCCACCGACATTGCCTTCAAGCCGGGGAGCATACGGTGATCGTCCACGCGCAGACGCAGCAGCAACGGTCCATCGGCGTGATGTGGCTTGCGCCGCGTGTCGGCGAGACCCCGGAAAGCCTCGTGTGGAACCTGCCGTATGAGATCCAGATCGTGCTCAACGGTGCCGGGGATCGCATCGTCGGCGCGGTGCTGTGGAACCAGTGGCGCGGGCGCTCCATCGAAACGCATTGGGCCGGCGAGTGCGGCTGGCTCACCCGTGGCGTGCTGCGTGAGGTGTTCGCGTTCCCGTTCGAGCGGTTGGGCTGCCGGCGCATCACCGGCATCATCCGACGCAAGAACCGGACGGCGCGCAAAACCGCGGAGCGGATCGGCTTCAAGCTCGAAGGTGTCGCCCGCGAAGGGTTCGAGGACGGGACCGACGCCATGATCTACGGCATGACACGATCAGATTGCAGGTGGCTATCATGAGCAAGGGCAGCAAGCCGAAATACGACGCTTCGGCCTCGACCAGCGCGCAGACGGCGGCCAATCAGGCGGCGATGGCGACCAACGCGCGGGCGGCGAACCGCACCGGGCCGTTCGGATCGGTCACCACGCAGGTCGATCAGAACGGTATCCCGACCGGGCAAACGACGGCGTTCTCCGATGCGATGCAGCCGGGCGTCAACAACACGCAGGCGGCGCTCAACACGACAACGAGTTGGCTTCCCAAGCAGCAGTTCTCAGCCAACGTCAATGCCGACGAGGCCCGTAGCGCCGTCCGTGACGCGGCCATGGTCGGCATCGGCAATCAGTGGAGGATGGCCGACAAGGCCAACGAGGTGCGGATGGCCGAGCGCGGCATTCCGATCGGCTCGGAGGTCTGGCGCGATGTCGAGACGCAGACCGGCATCGACCGCGGCAACCAGATGACGCAACTCGAAGGGCAGGTCTACCAACTCGGCGCGCAAGAGGAGCAGCGCCAGAGGAACAATCAGATGCAGGATTACATGCTGCCCTACGAGCAGGCGCAGCGCACGCAATCGTTGCTCGGCGGCTACAACCAGTTCCTGCCGCAGGCGCCGGCCATCCCGATGATGACGCCGGTCAACGCGCAGGGCGCCTACGATCAAGCCTACAAGGCGCAACTCGACGCCTACAACGCCGAACAGCAGGGCTGGCAGAACGCGCTCAAGCTCGGCGCCGGGCTCGCCACCGCGCCAATGACCGGCGGCACCAGTCTCATCGGCATGGGTGCCAGCCGCCTGTTCAACACGCCGCAAGCCGTCAATCCGTATGCCGCTTCAGGCGGCCCCTACTAAAGGCGAAGCACCATGGCCACCATGTGGACGCCTGAAGCCAACATCGACCAGTCCAGGCGTTCGGCGCAGAACTTCTGGACCACGCCGCAGGGCGGCTACGGCTCCGGCTGGGGGGCGGCGCTCGCCGCGCTCGGAGCGGGTGCCGGCTATGGCCTGTTTTCCTCCGACGCCAATGATGCCGAGCGGTCGAACCAGAAGGCCCGCACCGACTTGATGACGCAGGTGGCGCAGGCCCCCGACAACATGTCGATGGGCAAACTGCTGCTGTCTTCCGGCATCCCCGGCATGGACACGCAGGGGCTGAGCACCATCACGGCCGAGCGCAACCGGGCGGCAAGCCAAGGCTTCCAGGCGAGCCAGGCGGCGGAAGCGCGGGCGCATGCGGAGAAGATGCAGCGGGCCGGCTGGGCGCATCAGGCATCGATGCGGGAAGAGCCGGAGATCGTTCGCACGCTGAAGGCGGCCGGCTACGTGCCTGGGACGCCGGCATTCCAAGAGGCGCTGAAATCGACCATCAAGGGCCAGGACCCGATGGCGCAGGCGAAGATCGGCGTGCTGCGGGAGTTGGGCCTGCTTCCAAGCGAGCAGCCGGCGGCGCCCGCTCCCGTCCCCGCGCAGCCGCGACTCATTCCGCAGTCGAACGAAGGTCCCGACGCCGATCCGAACCTCATCCCGATCCAGGCCGGCGGCCCCGCGCCAGCGCCTCAGACGCCGCCGCAAGGCCCCGCCATCATGCAGGGCCTCACGCCGCAGCAGAAGGCCGCCATGGGCCTTGCCATCGTCGGCATGGGCGATGCTGGCAAGATCCTGTCGGACGCCGGGAATGCCGGCGCGATGGGCAAGGAAGGCATCAACGAGCTCGACAAGCAGGTGATCGCCAAGGTTACCGACATCGGCGATCTGGAGAACATCGCGGCCAAGTACAGCAAGGATTATCTCGGGCTGAAGGGCGCGGCTCAGGGCAAGATGCTCGAATGGCAGGACTGGCTTGCCGGCGGCATCAAAGACCCGCAGCAAAAGGCTTGGTACGACGGCTATTCGAAGTTCGCAGCGGCGACCACGGAACGGCTGAACAACAAGATCAAGGCGCTGTCCGGCGCTGCCGTTTCGGCTGCCGAGGAAACCCGCATGTACGCGGCCAATCCGACCATCAAGGACGGCCCTGACCGCTTCAAAGCGAAGCTCAAAGAGCAACTCGATATTCAGCGCGCGGCGGTAGCCCGCTATAACTGGCTGCGCACGCAGTACAAGGGCACGCCCGAGCAGATCGCGGCGCAGTTGCCGCTGGTCAACTATCGAGCCTTGACGCTCGACGAGCGTGCCGGCACCGCCTACCTGCAACGCCAGGGCATGCGCATCGACCTCGGCGGCATCGCCAAGCTGGTGATCCTCGACGCCGGCATTCAGACGCTCAAGCAGCGCGGCGTGAGCAACGCCATGATCAACGGCGGCGGTGACGTGGCCGTGTCCGGGCTGTCGCATGGTCACCCATGGCGCGTGGGGGTGCGCGACCCGCGTCAACCCGATCGCCTGCTGGGCGTGCTGGCCATCTCGCGCGGCCTGGTGGCGTCGTCGGGCGATTACGAGCGCTATTTCGA